AACACTGGTGAGTGCATCGTTGGAAACATGGGGTCAGAACTTAGATTTGACTATTCCGTCATTGGAGATGCCGTCAACCTTGGTGCTAGACTCGAAGGACAAACACGAAATTATGATGGGGTGGACGTGCTGTTGGGCGAAGCAACATATCGACAGTGTCCATCTAGAGCATTCTCTGAAGTTGATAGAATCACAGTCAAGGGCAAATCTGAACCAGTTACAGTTTACACCATCTGAATTACCTAATACGTTTGATTGGACTTTATTCTATACCCTACAACTTGCAGATATCTACACAACATATCGTGGACTTAAATACGATTGTGTGAAAGAACTAAATCCACTTGTAGGAGAGTCTCCTTCAGTAGGTAAAATGTTCGCAGTTAAGACTGCAATTCTATTACCTGCTATAGAAATAGATAGAAGAGAAGACAGATTGACTTCAGATACATTCGACTGGATGAACATTCTTATGTCTGTAGTGGTTGTAAATAATGTTCAACAAATAAGTAATGCAAAAAAATATTGCAATAAAAGATAAAACCCCCTTGAAATTTCAGAAAAAACCCATATAATAGTAGTATGGTGTTATAAATACCATTGTAATGCTCATTAGAGGTTACATATTATAAACTTGCTTAATAAAGGAGAAAAACTATGACACATTTCAATGATGTCTTCGGAAAATTCACAACAGAATTTCCATTCGCAATCGGGTTCGACAGAACTCTTCAACTATTAGAACGTGCAGATGTACAATCTAATTCTAACTATCCACCTTACAATATTGTAAAAGTAGATGAGGAAAACTTCCAAATTGAACTTGCAGTTGCTGGATTCAATAAGAAAGAAATTTCAATCTCAAAAGAGAAAGAAGTTCTTATCGTTATGGGTAATCAGAAAGACCAAGGAAATGCAAGGGAGTTCGTCCATCAAGGACTTTCTTCTAGAAATTTCACTAGAAAGTTTACACTAGCAGACGATATTGTCGTTAAAGGTGCAGACATGAAGGATGGTATTCTAAGCGTATCACTTGAGAGAGTAATACCCGAAGAAGACAAACCTCAAGAAATCAAAATTTCTTAAAAAACCATCTTACAGATACACCTGTTATGTTGTATAATAGGTGTATCTATTATTATGGAGTATAGATTATGACAGATGAAAGAAGAATGGGATTGGAAATTATTGAAGGGGAAACTAGAGTACCCGAAGTAATCCTACCACAGAGAGTCGGTGGTGAATTTGTAGCATTAGACACTGTAGAACAGTTTGCTGGTAAAAGAGTAATTGTATTTGGATTGCCTGGCGCATTTACACCAACATGTTCAACTCAACAGTTGCCTGGCTTCGATGAGAACTTTGAGAAGTTCCAAGAGAAAGGTATTGATGAGATTTACTGTGTATCAGTTAATGATACATTCGTAATGAACTCATGGTTCGAATCATTAGGTATCAAAAACGTTTACCCTCTTCCCGATGGTAACGGTGAGTTCACTCACTTGATTGGTGCAGAATGTTCTAAATCAAATCTTGGTTTTGGATACAGGTCTTGGAGATATGCAGTAGTTGTTAATGATGGTGTAATTGAAAAAGCATTCATCGAAGATGGCTATCAAGACAATGCAGAGTCAGACCCTTATGAGATTTCCACACCCGAAAATCTATTAGAAAATCTTTAAAACACTCTATTCTAATTGTGCTAAATATAGTATAATGGAGTCATGATGAGTGATAATAAATATTTTCAATACAACCTAGAAGACCTTCACCGTAACAGTGAAAGTAAACAGTTTAATTACATTACTTTCTTTGCAGGCGGTGGGGGTTCTTCATGTGGTTACAAACTAGCAGGTGGTGACGTTCGTTACATGAACGAATTCCAACAGTTACATGTTGACACCTACCTAGAAAACTTCCCTAACACAGTACACGAATGTAGAGACATCAAAGAAGTCACTGCAGAAGGTATCATGGAGCTTAGTGGACTTAAGAAATACGAATTAGATATCATGGATGGGTCACCACCTTGTCCACCATTTTCTATGGCAGGTTCCAAGAAAGAAGGATGGAACCAAGAGAAGATGGCATATGGTATGAAACAACAGAACATTGAAGACCTAACATGGGAAATGATTAGGATTGCCGAAGGGTTAATGCCTAAAGTTATAGTATGTGAGAACGTGAAAGGTCTTTCAATGGACTATGCAAGAGACCATCTAAACAAGATGGTAAACGATTTTGAAGCACTAGGATACTCAGTGACTTGGAAAATCATGAAGGGACATCAGCATGGTGTACCTCAGAAGAGAGAAAGAGTATTCATGGTTGGTGTACGTGATGATGTACTCGAAGGTATTGGAATGCCTTGGATGTGTATGTCTTCAGTCTTCCCCGACCCAGTAAAAGAATTTGCATCTATTGAAGATGCAATTTCAGACTTAGAAACTGATGAAGAAAATATTACAGATGCAAAATATTTAGAAACTGCAATGGATGAATCATCAAAAGGACACTGGGTAAATGGATTCGATGTGCATCCCGATGAGAAGTTTGAAGGTTGTGGCCCATGTACTGGAGTTGCAGAAGTTCTTAAACAAAGAGACAATCAAGCATACACATCTATTGGAGACCACATTGTTAAACCATGGTTCCAAGAACAGATTAAGAACGGACACATACAACCCGAAGATGAAAAGCATTCTTACTACATGTCAAGAATAGTTCCTAAACATCTACCAGCTCATTCATTAACTGAACAGGGTTGTCAACCAAAGTTTATGGGTGGTAATCATTTCCACCATAGTGGTAAAAGAATTTACACACCAAAAGAAATGGTGAGATTAATGACTCTACCAAATGATTATAAAATGACTGGTGATTACAACGACAAGGGTGCAAGAATTGGATTGATGGTAGCACCATTATGTATGTACTACTTAGTTGAAAACATCAAAGGACAAATATTAGAACCATGGAATTTACTGCAAAGACAGACTTAGGGTTTAAAGAAACCTTCGACAAATGGAATGGTAAGTATCTCAATGAAGATTCTTACGATACTGTTATATCATCTATAGATGTTAAAGACGACATCATCAAAATTTATAAGCCTCATGGTACACTCATGGGTGAAACACTACTTGCATGTATTGTAAAGAGAGCATACAAAGGTGACCAGTATCATTTAATTAAAGACACATTGTTTTCTATTGATGATACATCTACAATGAGAGCAAATGCAGCCGGGCCTATCAACCACGAAGAAATGAAAGCAAAAGGATTAATCGAAGGTAAAGACTATGTCCTAAGAACTCCAAACAGTTATTATCCACTTAAGAAGAACGGTGAGTTCAATCGTATTGCAGAAGCAAATGAGATTCATTCCGTTCTAATCGGGTATAAACGTGGCAGATTCACAGGAATGATTAAGGGCAGTGGATGGATGGACAAGAAAGCAAACAAAGAAAAGTTTGAAATCCTATCACAGATTGCTAACGTCAATGAACAAGCACTAAAGACTGCAGTTCCCGAGATATGGAATATGCAAAGAACATTTGCAGATGAATGTATAGAAGAGAAATACCACATTGGTGGTTCTCCTATGACAGCGTTATCTGCAAACAAATATTCAACTGGTGGGACTGCAAAGATGTCTGCACATTTGGATGGTAAAGATTTAGAGTTCGGAATGACAACTATGTGTGTCTTCCGTATTGGAGAATTTGGGGGTGCATACTTATGTTTCCCTAGATATGGTATTGCTATTGAAGCAGATGATGGAGACGTACTGATTGCAGATTCAAATGAATTGCACGGTGTATCACCTATCACTGGTGAAGGAGTGAGATTATCATGTGTTGCATATTGTGATGAACATGTTGCAACTAAAGGGAGAGCTGGAAAATCAGAGAATCCTATTGGCCCTCATGCTGGAAAGTATGAAGAGAAAGGTTCACTGGACGGTTTCTTTTAAATGATATTCATGGTCGGTGGTGTACCTTGCTCAGGCAAGTCGACTCTTATGAGAAGACTTATCTCTAGATTGGACGAACCTAAATTGGTTGAACCAATGAAACTATTTAAGTGTCAAGAACATGGTGACATATTGGTAGTCGGTCAATACCCCGAAGGGGAAACCTTTGGTGGAACTGATAAACTTTCTCATGGCTCTATACCACAGTTCAGAGAGTTCATTGAAGCAATGAACATTGCATATAAACATGTATTAATCGAAGGTGATAGATACTTTCGAGGTAAGGATATAGAATGGTTAATAGACAATCACGAAGCACGCGTTTACGTACTAACAGTAGAGTTATCGGAAGAGCACAATCGTCACGCAGAACGTGGAGACACACAGTCCGAAGTGTGGTTGAAGGGGAGACGGAGTCAGATAAACAACATATTAACAAACATGAATCTACTAGGACAATTGCAGATTCGTGATAACGATTGCATAGAATCATCTATGAAAATTGAGGAAGAGATTTATGACAGAATTATTTCATAAGAAAGTCTACATGGTCGTAGAGAATCCCAATGAGGATGATGCAGCCATCGAACTAACAGGTGGAGAATGGGACGGACTTGTATACCAATATGGTAAGATACAATTCGAAGAAGGTAAACCAAATATTAACTTCACAAGAACTATAAGAAGATTTCCACATGGCCAGGAAAAGACGGATATTGGACTTGAGGAACTCCTAAATAATAGTGAATTAAACGACCTCATGGGTGACATATTAATGGAACTTGTCGAGGAACAAATGAAGAGGGAGAAAGAAGATGGCACTAGAACATCATAAATTTAGATTAACAAGCGACACGGTAGAGGAAGGACAGGAAATGTATATTTTCTCCTGTGAAGAAGGCCTTGTTGAAGAACTTAAAGTAGTCTACTCAACTTACACATGGGTAGAGAAGACTGATACTCCACCCGACCCAGCATAACAGTAAGGATTAATCAATGAATAAAGAAGTATTGAAAGCACAAATTAAGCGTCATGAGGGCGAGGTACTTGAAGTATACGCAGACTCATTAGGATATCTAACACTTGGTGTTGGACATCTAATTAAAGAAGGTGATGCAGAACATGGACAACCAGCAGGAACTCCAGTATCACAATCAGTAGTAGATGCATACTACGAAGCAGATTTTGATAAACACGTAGATGAAACAATCCATGTGTTTGAATCAAAAGGTGGAAAGGATTTCTATTCTTTACCCGAAGACATTCAACATGTACTAGTCAACATGACATTCAACTTAGGTGGAAGTCGTTTTGGTAAGTTCAACAACATGTGGAAAGGTGTTGTATCATGTGACTGGGAAAAGGTTGCAGTAGAAATGGAAGACTCTAAGTGGTTTGGACAAGTAGGAAGACGTTCAGTCGAACTACAAGAATCAGTGAGAAGTTGTGTTTAAGACACCATCAACTGAAATTAAAGCAGTTAAACTTTTAGGTGGAGAGGTCATTCTAGGAAGAGTGACCGAGTCCTCTAAAGAGATAACTATTGAAGAGGCTCAATTGTGCATAGTTATGGTTGAGGATGGTAAAATGGAAGTAAATCTTGCACCTTGGTTACCATTTGCAAGAGAGTATAACTTTACAGTTAATAAGTCTCAAGTCATTACTATGTTTAAAGTAAGACCAAACTTA